AAAAAGGAAGTCAAATCAAATGGTGATCATATTCAAAAAGATTACGAATATACGAGAGGTAATTTATACAGTATTATAGAGAAAGGACAGGAAGCAATAAACGGTATATTGGAATTGGCACAAGAAAGTGAGATGCCAAGGGCGTATGAAGTCGCAGGGCAACTCATAAAGAGTGTTTCCGATGCCACTGACAAATTGATGGATTTACAGAAAAAACTCAAGGATGTCAATAAGGAGGAAGAAGCAAAAGGCCCATCAACGGTCAATAATGCATTGTTTGTAGGATCTACATCTGAGTTGTCAAAGATACTTAAGTCTGGACTTAACAAGGAGAATAAATAAGTCAGGGAGAGGAATCCCGAAGTAATATTTTACTCATAAAATGTCGGAGAAACTGCCGTCTTACGAAGATTTCATTATTGATGAAAGCAATCTTCCATCAGTAGACGAACTAATTGTTGAGAATA